CTATAACTAATGATGGCGTACAGGATATGATTAATAAGATGGGCAATAATATTGTAAAACTACCACCACAAAAAAATCCTAGAAATGATTTTATGTCTATAGCCCAAGACCCAAATGGAATGCTTGAAGATAAGTTTATAGAAGCACCTGTTATTCCTAGAAGACCTTTTGTGGCTGCACTTCCCCCAATGAAAACAAAGCGTGATGATTTTATGTCTATAGCGCAAAAACCTAAGATGAATCCAAGAACTGACGGAATAGGTAGATTTCTTGGTAAAAAACTTGCTAGAATGGGAAGAAGATAATAAAGGATAGATTATGAATATAAATAATATGTTAGGTAACGAGCCTAAAATGCAAGAAAGATCACAAGAAGAACAAATCTTTGCTATAGAAGCAGAGATGAAAAATTTAATGGAAGAATATCAGGTAGCTGCTAGAAGCGGAGATCAACAACGTGCAGATGCTATCAATAATCAAATAGAAAAATTACAAGACATAATAATTGGCATGAAGTCACAAGCAGGCGATCGACAAATGGAACTAGATAGAGCAAGCATGAACATGGGCGGCGAAGCTTCTAGTCAACACATGATGCCAGACGGAACACCGATGCCTGGTTCAAATCATCAAGAGTACGAAGCCATGATGATGCAACAAAGACAGATGATGGCAGGTGGCGGTACACCTTTCCCAGACTTAACAGGCGACGGAAAAATTACTCAAGCTGATATTCTTAAAGGTAGAGGCGTATATGCAGTTGGCGGCGAAGCAATAGGCGACGAGCTTGAAGGCATGGAAATGACAGAAGAACAAGCAATGGCTGAAGTTGGCGTTGCTGAAAAAGAAATGCAAATGATTCAACAACTTGTTGCTGTAGTCCAGCAATTAATAGCTGAAGGTTTAGGCGAGAAAGACATTGTTGCTTTCTTAAAAGAACAAGGCTTAGACGATGAAGACATTGATAGCTTAATGCAAATGGTTTTACAAGCTCAGTCAGGACAAGCTCCTGAAGGCATAGACCAACAATTGCAAGGTATGATGTAATGGGTTTTCTTAATAACCAGTTTAATAGACAACAAGCTCCTATGCCGTATACAGGACAGCAAGGACAAATGCAAGATATGGAGTCTAGACTTCCTCAACAAAGAGGTCCCATACGTCCTGGAGCAGTCGGCAATCAAAGAATAACAGACAATATGGCTAGACTATATCCAATAAATCAAGGCGGACAGCAAGATAGGAATCAAGGCGGTATAGGCTCAATGCCTAATCCATTTGGCGGCGGAATGAATGCTAATAGAGGCGGCTTTGGTAACAGAGGCGGCTATGGCAATCCTTACGGCGGCGGTGGAGGATTTAGACAACAACCACCTCAGTTTGGAGGCGGTGGCGGCTTTGGAAACCCTTACGGAAATAGAGGCGGATTTGGTGGAGGCTTTGGTGGCGGCGGTATGCGTGGCGGCTACGGTAGACCCCCACAATTCGGCGGCGGTATGGGCGGTGGATTCGGAGGAGGCTACGGCGGAGGAATGGGCGGAGGATTCGGTGGCGGATTCAGACAGCAACCTCCTATGTTTGGCGGTGGTGGATTAGGCGGTATGTTCCCAGGAATGGGAGGCGGATACGGTCAGAGACCTCAATTCGGTGGCGGTTATGGAATGCAACCCCCTAGGTTCGGCGGAGGCGGTTATCCAGGAATGGGTGGCGGCGGTTTCGGCGGTGGTATGGGCAATGTAGGTGGTGGATACAACGGCGGTGGCTTTGGTGGCGGTATGGGAGGTGGCTTCGGCCAAAGACCTCCTAGTTATGGCGGTGGCTACGGTGGTGGATTTAATCAAAGACCTCCTAGTTACGGTGGGATAGGCGGTGGATATAATAGACCAATTCAAAGACCAATGCCTGAACCTGCACCTGGTTTTGGTAATCTTAAACCTATAAATATACCAACTGACCCAGGAAGGTCTTTTAAGTATATTGATGAACCTAATCAAAGACCAACAAACGATAGGGCTATAATGCCACCTGAAATGCAAACTAAAGGACCAGAAAGTTTAGGCTTTGGAAAAATGGGTTATCCTTCTGTCCAGCCACAACAAAATTTTCAAAATGCACAACTAGCTCAAGGCGCTAGTGGTATGAGCAATCAGTATCAACAATATCAAAGATAAGATTATTAACAAATAAATGAACTTCTCAAAGTTAACTGAGACAGAGCTTAAAGAAGCTTTGATGCTCAAAGAAAAGCTTGACACTTTTGAAACTCAAGACAAATGCCAAAATAACTTTTTGTCCTACGTGGAACATATGTGGCCAGAATTTATTTGTGGCCGTCATCATAAGATATTTGCAGATAAGCTTGATAAAGTAGCATCAGGCGAGATTAAACGTTTGATCGTTAACATGCCTCCTCGTCATACTAAATCAGAATTTGCATCTACTTTCTTTCCATCGTTTATTATGGGCAAGAAGCCTAAGATGAAGATTATGCAAACAACCCATACAGGGGAACTAGCAGTAAGATTCGGTCGTAAGGTCAGAAACTTAATGGACCAAAAAGAATACAAGGATGTTTTTCCACAAGTTAAATTACAAGCAGATAACAAATCGGCTGGTCGTTGGGAGACTAACAAAGGCGGAGAATATTTTGCGGCTGGTGTTGGTGGTGCTGTTACTGGTAGGGGTGCGGATTTACTTATTATTGATGACCCTCATTCAGAACAAGACGCCCTTAGCCCTAATGCCCTAGAGTCCGCTTGGGAATGGTATACCTCTGGACCTAGACAGCGTTTGCAGCCTGGTGGAGCTATAGTATTAGTTATGACTCGTTGGTCTGCTATAGACTTAACAGCCAAGCTACTAGATTCGCAGAAAGAGCCTATGGCAGATCAATGGGAGATGATAGAGTTTCCTGCTATCTTCCCAGAAACAGACAATCCTTTATGGCCTGAGTTCTGGCCTAAAGACGAATTATTAAAAGTTAAATCTTCTATTCCTGGAATTAAATGGAATGCTCAGTGGATGCAGAATCCTACTGCTGAAGAAGGGGCCATTATTAAAAGAGAGTGGTGGAAGCGTTGGAAACATAAAACAATACCTCCTGTTAAATACATTATGCAGTCTTACGATACTGCGTTTTCTAAAAGCCAGACTGCTGACTTTTCTGCTATATCTACTTGGGGTGTATTTAAACCCTCTGAAGATGAGCCAGAATGTTTAATACTATTAGACTGTCAAAAAGGCCGTTGGGATTTCCCAGAGTTAAAAGAAGTTGCTATGCGTGAGTATAGTTATTGGGAATGCGACATGGTATTAATAGAAGCTAAAGCATCTGGTACTCCGCTTACCCAAGAACTACGGCGAATGGGTATTCCTGTGGTTAATTACTCGCCAACTAGAGGCCATGATAAACACTCTAGAATGCACTCTGTTGCCCCTATATTTGAGTCAGGAATGGTATATGCACCCGAAAAAGCTTTTGCCGAAGATATGATAGAAGAATGTGCTTCTTTTCCATTTGGTGCTAACGATGATTTATGCGATACTATGACTCAAGCCCTAATGCGTTTTCGTGAAGGTGGATTTGTCTCTTTAGCGAGTGACTATGAAGATCAGGAAAGACAAAGAACTATTAGAAGATATTATTGATGAGATTATAAAATGGCAATAGAAAGACAAGCTCCAGAAGATATAATAGATACAACCACAACTCAAGATGTTGATGGGGTAGATTCTCAAATTATTGAAGTATTAGAAGCTATGAATGGCGAAGAAGATATTCAAATGCAAGAAGATGGTTCTGCAATACTAGGACCAGAAGAAGCTCCAATGGAAGAAGTGGGCTTTGGAGAAAATTTAGCTGAAACTGTTTCAGAGCAAGAACTATCTAGCATCTATATAGAACTAGTAGGTGGCATTGAAAACGATAAGTCCTCTAGAGAAGATTGGGAAAAAACTTATACCGATGGCCTTAAATATTTAGGCATGAAGTTTGATGAAAACAGATCAGAACCTTTTGCAGGAGCTAGTGGTGTTGTTCATCCTCTTTTAGGAGAATCAGTAACCCAGTTCCAAGCACAAGCATATAAAGAATTACTACCAGCAGGAGGCCCAGTCAAGACGCAAGTTATTGGTGCCTATGACATGGTTGTAGAACAACAAGCACAAAGAGTTAAAGAATTTATGAACTATCAGATTCTTCATGTAATGGAAGAATACGACGAAGAGCTAGATCAAATGCTTTTCTATCTTCCGCTTGCTGGTTCTGCATTTAAAAAAGTCTACTACGATGAAACATTAGGAAGACCTGTATCAAAGTTTGTAGCCCCAGAAGATTTAATCGTCCCTTATTACACAACTGATTTAGAGAGTTGTTCCAGAATTACTCACGTTGTTAAGATGCCAGAAAATGATGTAAAGAAATTACAGTCTATTGGCTTTTACAGAAACGTAGATGTAGAGTCTGGAGGCAATGTTAATCTTTCTTCAGACATAAAATCAGAAAAAGAAAAACTAGAAGGTATGGAACCTAGTTATGACGATGGCGATGTAGCTGTTCTCTATGAAGTTCATTGTAATTTAGACTTAGAAGGCTTTGAAGATATAGGCCAAGACGGTGAGCCTAGCGGAGTTAAGTTACCTTATATAGTAACTATAGACTCTAATAGTGAAAACATATTATCTATTAGGCGTAACTTCAAAGAAGAAGACCCAATGAAGAAGAAGACCGAATACTTTGTGCATTTTAAATTCTTGCCAGGTTTAGGTTTCTATGGATTTGGTCTTACACACATGATTGGTGGTCTATCTAAAGCATCTACATCTATATTAAGACAGCTTATAGATGCTGGTACTCTAGCTAATTTACCCGCTGGTTTTAAAACTAGAGGTATTAGAATTAGAGACGAAGATACTCCAATACAGCCTGGCGAGTTTAGGGACGTCGATGCTCCAGCAGGTTCGCTTCGAGATGCAATACAACCATTACCTTTTAAAGAGCCTAGCGGTACTTTATTACAATTACTAGGATTGTTAGTACAGTCAGGGCAAAAATTTGCTTCAATAGCAGATTCAAATATTGGCGAAGGTAACTCTCAAGCGCCTGTTGGAACCACACTAGCCTTGATGGAAAAATCAAGCAAAGTGTTATCAGCTATTCATAAAAGATTACATAACGGCCAAAAGAAAGAATTTAGATTACTTGCTAGTATTCTTAAAGATAGCTTACCTCCTGTTTATCCTTATTCCATATCAGGTGGAAACATGGAAGTTAAACAACAAGATTTTGATGACAGGGTAGATATATTCCCAGTTAGTAATCCAGACATATTCTCTACTAGCCAAAGAATAGTAATGGCTCAAGAAATGATGCAGTTAGTTCAATCTAATCCAGAAATACATGGACCTGGTGGAACTTATGAAGCTTACAGAAGAATGTACGCTGCTCTAGGTGCAGATAATATTGACCAACTACTTATGCCACCACCAGATACAACTCCTAAACCTATGGAGTCTGGTATGGAGAACAGTGGACTAATGATGGGTGGACCAGCTCAAGCATTTCCAGAACAAGATCATGATGCACATATAGCTGTTCATGTAGCTTTGTTAAGTATGCCTCCTGTGCAAATGAATGCTCAGATACAAGGGAACATACACTCACATATCATGCAACATCTACAGTTAAAAGCAGACGCAATTGCTCAACAGCAAATGCCTCCTGAAGCTATGCAACAGTATCAACAGATGCAACAACAAGCTCAACAGATGCCACCTCAAGAAGCTGCTCCTATAATGGCTCAAGCTCAAGCTATGTTGGCTCAGTTTAGTTCTCCTATTATGTCTGAGCTAATGCAACAGTTTGCTAAACAAGTCTCTGCTCCTCCTGAAGAGGACCCACTTGTTACTATAAGAAAACAAGAGCTTGCTCTTAAAGGACAAGAATTATCTCAAGATCAACAACAGTTTGAATCTAAAGAAAAACTACGTATGGAAGAAAAATTACGTCAAGATAAGATTGATGTAGATAGAATACAAACGCAAATGAATATCGCTGAACTCAAAGACGATACTACTAGAGATAGAATGGACCAACAAAAAGAATTGAAATTGATTGATATTGGTTTAAAAGGATTGTAAGGTAACATATATGAAAAACACAAAAGTATTAAAAGGAAAACAAAGTTACTCTAATAAGGGTACCGTGCCATTTAAAGCTGTTTCAGAAGCACCTAAAAAAACTACAGCTTCTTCTACTCCAGGAATGGGGAAAGGGAAAGCTAGAGGAATGGGCGCTGCTGAATTTGGCGGCAAGTTTTCTGG